TCAGTCGTGCTCGTGAACGGGTTGACGGCCGTGGGATATCCGAAGGTCGGGTCATCGTAGAGGTAGCCCCTCCGGTCGATCGTCTCCGGAACAAACGCCTCCCACAGTTTCGCCAGTGCTTCGCTCATGATCTCGCCTTGTCCTCTTGGTTTTCCTGCCGCACCGTAGACACTCGCGGTACTCCACTCGCCCGTCTGACGATCGCACCCGCGTCGGATGCCCGCACACACACCACACGATGAGACAACGATATCGGTTTAGATTCATGGGGTGTAGGCCAGTTCCTCCGAGTCATCGTGTAGGGCAGCAGCAGCCCCGTTGATCGCCCGGACAGCCATCTCCAATGCGTCCGGCCCGTCATCGTGGTCGCCCCGAGGGAACTCCCCAAGCTGATCCAAGAGCAGCCGCACACCCGGGCCATCCCTGAACCGGAACAGGTCAGCCGCCAATAGTGGCCCAAGACTCGACAGCCGAAGCACCTTGTTCCCCGTGTTGACGATCGTCTGCAATGGCAATGAGATGCCCGCCGCCATCGCCGACGTATGGAACGACTCGGCCAGAACACGCTGGAATCCGTTCCCCTCCAACACCATCAGGTTCGCCCGGTGCCGTGCGTACATCGTCACCGCGTCGGCCGCAATCTCCGTCTCGCTCCGTCGCCGGATGTCGGCATCCACCCACAGCTTTCCGCTCGCCCGCCCGACGAACACGATGGCGCTGTAATCGCCTTTCCGGTCGTCCGCACCTAGCGACGGATCGACAGCCACCACACCGAATTCAAACGCCTCCGGCCAGCGGGCTGCCTGCACCTTCTCCCCGAGGTACTGGCCCCACTTGCTCTCGCCCCACTTGCCGGGCCGCTGCTGAAACATGGCCCGCCACCAGTATTCCGACCGCTCCGCCCGCATCTGCTCCAGCTTGGCAGCCGGGTAGCGTTCAGGCCACAGCGCTTCCCCGGGCTGTCTCCCGAGGGGGTCATCATGCTCCGCCAACGCTGGCAACGTCAGCCGCCGGATCTGCCCTCCGCCCTTCAGCAGCCCGCCGAAGATGTCATCCTCGTGCCAGCGAGTCATAATCCCGATGACGACGCCGCCGGGCTCCAGTCGCGTCGATGCCGTCGATTGCCACCAATCCCAGTGGTTATTCCGTGTCGTCTGGCTCAGTGCCTCTTCTGCGTTTTTCACTGGGTCATCGATGATTAGCAGATTCGCCCCTCGCCCCGTCATCGGTCCACCGACGCCCGCCGTAGTCATCCCCCCGCCCGCTGTCGTGCTCCAATCGTCCGCCGCGTGATTGTCGTCTGCCAGCCCCCTGCCGAAGATCGGACAGCTTGCCTGCTCGAACACCGCCCGGGCCTTGCGGCCCCAGCTTCTCGCAAACGTCGCCTCATACGCTACCAGCATCACCCGCCGATCAGGCCACACGCCGAGATACCACGCGGGCAGGAACTTTGAAACAAGTTCGCTCTTCCCATGCCGTGGGGGAGCCTCGATCAACAGCACCGGCTCGGATCGTCCGGTGATCGTGTCGCAGATCGCCCGATCAATCGCCGCCACATGCCGAGGCACGTGAAACCGCCCGTTACTGGCCGTTTCGGCGAACAGTGCGGGAGTTGCGCAGATAGTCGAGGTACTCCGGCTCATGCAGCAATCCCTGAACGGTATCCCCTACGCTGACATTCACGCCGACATTGACCTCAGCCACTGGTGCCGGGTCGTTCTGGCCGTGCATCTCCACCAGCACCTTCGCCGCGTTCACCCGTGCCCGCTCATCCTCCCCACGCAACGCCAGATTCGCCATCGCCACAGGGATAGCCGCCAGCATTTGATCTGACACTACCCACCCACGCCGCACAGCAGCCCCGATAAGCCGCAGATCCTTCCCCGGCGTGCGAGAGTCGACCTCAGCCCCCGGGCTCGCTGGTGGGGCTGCTGGAGTCGGCACAAGCGGCTGCTTCGCACCGCCCCCCAATCCCCCCTTTAGCGGCTTGTCATCGGCTGGCCTGATCATCGCTCTCCCTCCTCTCTGCCTGGCGTCCTGTCAGCGTCTCCCACCGCTTGACGATCACGTCGCAATACTGCGGACTGATCTCCATGCCGTAGCACTTGCGGCCCAGTTGCTCGGCGGCGATGAGGGTAGTGCCACTGCCGAGGAAAGGGTCGTATGCGATGCCGCACCAAGACTGCAAGGCAATAACCGGCAAGCCGACAGGGTAAGGCGCAGGGTGCCCTTCAGCACCATGCATAGCACCCTGTCTGTTGACGCGAAAAACGCTGTCGTGAATGGCGTGGCTTTGGACTGGAGCGGTGCCTGAGCTTCTCTCCTTCACTTTCCCGTCTCGTCCTCGCTGCCCTTTCCCACCGTGCGATTCTCCAGCGTGCTTGCACGCACGAGCCTTTTCGGCGCGAACTGAATCTCTATTGAAATGCCAAATGAACTCGTGCGATGGAGCAAGCCTCCCATTCCAATCGCCCGGCATACCCGGCCCCTGATCCCACACGTACCAACCAAACCGCCTCCATCCCTGCTCTCGCATCCACTCGATCCATCCGTCCCAGTACGGAATCCACTCGCCGTCGCGGTGGATAAGCCCGAGGTTGACGAGAACTTGCCCTGCGTCGGCCATCGGGAGATTGCCGAACACGCCGCGCATGAGACCATCCCAGTCGGCGACCTTCGCCTTTCCCTCCTCGGTGTAGTCGCGCTGTTGTCCGTACGGAGGCGACGTGAAACACAGATCAGCCTTCGCCCCCGCCATCAGCCGCTCGACATTCTCCGCCTTTGTTGAGTCGCCGCAGAGCAGGCGATGCTCGCCGAGCAGCCACAGGTCGCCCGGCTTCGTGATCGGATCGACCGGCGGCTCTGGCACCTCGTCTTCGGTGATCTCCTGCTCATTCAGCCCATCGAGAATCCCCGCATCCTCCGCCAGCGCCGTGAACATATCCGCCAGTTCGCTGGATGCGGTCTCCACGCTCTCCAGCAGTTCCCGCAGCTTGTCAGCGTCCGCCTCTGCCATCGCTGCCAGCGGGTCGAGTGACACCAGCAGCTTATCCGCCTCCTCCGGCGTGATATCCAGCACCAGCACCGGTACTTCGGTGTTGTGCAAGGTCTCCGCTCTCAGGTGGCCATCCACCAGCATCAGGCCGCCTTCTGGCGTCTCGTAGGCCAACACAGCACCCGCAATGCCCACCTCAGCCAGAATGCCGCGTAGGGCGTTCTGCTGGCTCTCTGGATGCGTACGCCAGTTCTTCGGATTGGGCTGGAGTTGCGAAGCCGGAACCCGTCGCAGTTCCTTCACTCGGTCGCGAATGTTCAACTATCCCTCACCTGCAATGTCGCCACAAACACGCGGGTATTGCTCCCGCTCGTCGTCCCCGTCACCGTCAGCACGTAATCCGTTCCAGCAGTCCCCCCGCTGATCCGTACCTTCGCCCCCTCGTTCGCTGCCACCGTGCTGCCCGTGAAGCCGTCCACGAATGCCGATGTCTGAACCGTGGGGCTTCCAATCGTCAGGCCAGCCGTGGCCGAAGTCACCGTGACGCCGGACAGCGTTTCGCCGCTCGCCAGCAACGGCCCGAAGTCTAAGCCGAACAACACCGACTCTGACGGGTGTTTCCAGAGTACCCTCTCTGCTGCAATCATCGCTCCCGACTCCGTGCTGTGTCTGGCCGATGCCGTGCTCTTGCAACGTCTGGCCGTGTGCTCCGCATTGTCTCAGGCCGATGCCGTGCCCGCCAGACCGGAATGGGTGCGGTGGCAACTTCCACGCCGATCCCATATCCCAGCGTGACGATCAGCGACGGGCTGCCCCACGCTCCCAGACCCATCGTCAGTACGCTTGACGGTGTTCCGTTCATGTGGCTTCAGTGATCGAGGTTGGGGCCGTGCTGCTATCCAGTGTGAACGTCTTCGCCGTTGTGCCGTCGATCTTCTTCAGCGTCTTCGTGGTGCCGCTGATCGAGGAATCACCCATGTGGGCCAGCAGTTCGAAAACCGCTTGTGCGAGAGTCGGTGCAACACCAGCCGCTCGGTAGCTCTCGGTCATGGCCGAGGTTAGCGTTGCCGTGGCGATCTCCGTTGCCGCACTCGCTGCAAGAGCATTGCTGTCGATTGCCCCTGCCGCGAAGTGAGTATTGTCGATGACCGCAGGCTGT